TGATAGTCCATGTGGTAGAAGATGATGTTTGTTGATGCAAATATCCCGCACCAGCCGGCCCTTGTGGGCCAGCGGTAGTTGCAGTTACTGTACTTGTAACTGGAACTGTTACAACAACTGTATCACCACCACCATCGGTGACCGTAACTGTGTTGGATACAGTTGTGACATTTACGCTTGTCATGCTGTATAACCCTCGGAAACATTAATAACGCCTTCTAGGTAATACTCTTTGAGCCCCGATGGATTTGTTAATAATACGTCGTAATAAGCCTCGGCGGGTAATAACTGTGTTTGAGCACTTGTCAATGCAATGGCAATAGTGCCAGTAGCACGATTTGTGTAAGTTACGGTAAAATCAGCATATTTGGTCGTGCGGCCTTGATTCCATACTTGTGCTGCAACAGTCCAGCCCGTTAAATTGATAGCAGTATTATTGCTATCTTTGAATTGCAGCGTAACGCTATAGTCAGCGCGACGCTGCAAAGGGATGTTGTAGGTGCCGGGTGAGATTGCCATGTGTTTATCCTAGCATTGATAGCATATTATCACCCCTGCCCGCGAGAAGGCTTGCGACCGCGCCGCCGTGGGCGAGAGTTTTGGCCCTGCCCTTGGCTGGTGGTTTTGGCTGGCCCAGGTTGGTGGTCAATGCGGGCTGTACCAGTTTTGCTTTTTACTGTCATAATTATTTATTGAAGAGCGGCGATCATGCGGTCATATTAGCGAGCCTACGCCCACGGCACCCCAGCCGCCTTAGTAGGAGCCGCCTGCTCATCGAGTTGGGATTGGAGGGCGGTTTCGATTGCGGGCACGTCCAGCTTGGCTTGCACCCAGCCGATGACGATCTTTGGGGTTAGGTCAGCGTACGGGATCACGTTGCCATCAGGCTGCTCCAGGCCGATGGAGCCATAGGCAGAGCTGGCGTAGGTGCCATCTTCGGCGGCAACGGTCCAGTGGACGGTGTAGACGATGCCGTCAGCCGTGTGGCGTTCGAGGTTGGCGATGGCCCAGGTGTAGGTGGTCATGGTGGTGTGGTGGTGGTGGGTAGTGGCGTTGACTACGCTGCTTCCAGAGCAGATAGCCGTGTCTCCAAGGATTCGATCTTGGCAATAGCTTCCTGCAACGCAGCCGTCAGCAGCGGTACCAACTTGGATTGGTCGATGCCTTGGTAGACGGGGCTGCCCTCATCATCTACGGCGTCTTTTTCGCCAGCAATAGCTTCAGGAACAACATTCTGAACTTCGTGAGCAATGAAGCCATCAACCGTTTTGTCAGGATCGGCGATGAAGTTAAAGCGGCTTGGCTTCAGTTGTTGGATGCGGGCAATGCCATCAGTAACGGCAGTGACGTTTTCCTTGAGGCGATAGTCAGAGGAGGTGTTATAGGCAACAGCAGAGGCAGAAGATTGTGTAATGCTCCCAATGACGCCGCCTCCGCTTGCTTGAAACTCGACATATCTGCCATTGGTATTGTTGTTGGCAGTTCCTACGGTCAGAGTTCCCGAGCTCGTACCAATTTGTCCCGTTGTCAGAGTTAGGGCTTTCAGGGAGTTAATGCTTCCACTACCCATAGTTATTTCACCTGCGCTATTTATCCTCATCCTCTCCGTAGGACTAGCCGCGCCATCTGCCGTAGTGGAGAACACTAGGCGGCCTGGCATGTCATTAGCGCCGGGGGTGTCGTCTACGCGGCATTGGATAGATGCGGCCATACTCCGAATGTCCGTACCATCTGCGCCAAAAAAACCTATCTCTCCAAGCGTGTCACCATTCGCCACGATTGTATTTGAATTAACGCTTGACCCACGGGATTTAGCTAAAGCAAGCAGCGAGCCTGACTCATTGCTTGGAAAATCAGTTCTTAAAAGCAACGCGCAGGGGTTGCTTAATGTGTTAATTTGTGATTGTGGATCTACATCAAAAGTGCCACTAGCGGCTGAGTGCTGCACGCCAGTGACATTAGACGTGCCAACTAAGAGCCTGCCGGAGCTGTCCAGCTTCATGCGGTCAGTGGTGGCGTTGTAATCGTAAAAGCTTAAAGTTCCAGCCGCATTTGAATACAAACCAATACCGGCAGTGCCAACTTTTTGAATTACAATGTTTCCTTGAGTAGCGCCTTCAAATGTTGCTTGCTGTACACTTGAAACAACATGAAGTGATTGGCTAGGGCTAGTAGTGCCAATCCCTACGTTGCCTCCAGAAAGGATGGTCATTCGCGTTTGATTATTTGTATCAAATAAAAGCGCGTGACTGGTCGATGTACCAAACTTAATGAGGCCTCCACCGTCATAGATCAATCTTGAAGAAACGGCGCCATCGCTTCGCTCCCAAACAGCCAGCGTGGTGGTGCTTGTGTCGTTGGCAATGAACTGGCTTACCGTTCGAGCAGCAGTTGAGCCTTTAACAACTAGCTGAGAGTCTCCTGTCGATTGCCCAATACAAACGTCTCCATCTGATTGGACAAACAACCGCCCTGTCCCACCAGTGCTGATGGCCACCTGATCCGCACCAGGGCTGTAGATGCCGGTGTTGGTGTCGCCTGATACGGCAATGCCTGGCAGTGCTGCGGTACCTGCGGTGACGGCAAGCACACCTGTCATGGTGCCGCCAGCCAATGGCAGCAATCCAAGGTTGGCGCTGGCCAGCGTGCCGATCGTGACCCATGCGCTGTTGGCCGCATTGCGGATCTTCAGCAGTCCGGTCGTTGTATCTGCCCACCACTGGTAGGCATACATCGTCGCTGGTTCACTGGCGTTGCTGTTATTGCTGACGATTGCTGCAAGGGCACCGTTTAGGTCAGACCTGACAGCAGCGCCGGTGCCGTTGGCGATGACGTAATCGTGCGTAGCCACAAGTTAAGCCTGTGATTGTGTTGCCATTCTACACCCCACGCCCATAACCGACTGCGGTGTAAGTGAAGTTACGGTCGATGGCCGTGCCGGCACTATTGCGGAAGGTGACCTGGAAAGTGGTGGCAGTCACGGTGCCGAGCGTGAAGTAGTCGCCCGTTGCCATGTTCTGCGCTGTGATGCCGATGCTTGGCAGATAGGCATTGACCCCGCCGATCGCTGCTGTACCGGTAAAGAATGCCTTATCGAAGGTTATGGTTTTGGTGCCTGCGCCACTGGCAACGACGCCATTGCTTTGCTCAGTGCGGCGCTGGAACGTGGCATCGTAGCCCAGTTCATCAATCAAGATGTTTTCTGCCGGATCACCTGATTGCAAGACAGCCTTGAACTGGAACCCTCGACCCAAGAACGTACCAGTCACAAAGGGTTGGTATTCACTCCATGTCGGTGTGCCTGAAGGGTTGTCATTTGTGCGCCGTAAGTACAGGACGGAGTTAACCGAGTCATTGACGGCACCATCCCAATCTGACCAGAAGTCAACTTCCGCAGTCCGGCTATCAACCAAGTCGCTGGGGAAGAAACCACGGGTGGTAAAATACCGGCTTAGGTCGATGCTGTAGACCGCGCCAAGATCAAGGGTATTTGCAAATACATAGTTACCTTCTGGCCATGTATTCGCAAGATAGTCAAACGATGGAATTAAATCAAAATCAACAATTTCATCAATCAGGCCAATTCCATTTAAGGCTAGTGCATCAAACTCCTCGCTATAGAAGACATTTGTTTTGGTCCCTTGAAATGGCGGGCTGTCCTGATCTTCGCGCCTGCTTACGATCGGCAATGAGCCTAGCGTTTCCGGTAGGTCAACGATGACGCTCGTCGCATCAGTTGATTGCCTGCCGCCATCATCTTGGAACTTGACGAGGATCTCGCCTTGCAGCAGCGGCACGATTGCTTCAGTTTGCGTGCCAGATTTGGCCGGGATTAGGTCAATAGAATTGCTCCAGTCGCCTGTGCCATCAGTCTTTGAGCTGTGCCTGATCTTGATAAGGCCGCCCGTCTTAACATCAAGATCCCGCGTTTTATCCCAACGTAACCGTGCGCTGTTGGCGCTGATTGGTTCAATGCTTAGGTTTTGTACGTTACCTGGGACAGCAGTCTTACCAACCAAGTTAAAGCTGGCTGGTGATATAACACTGGCATTGCCAAGGCTGTTTAATGCTTCGATCTGCACCTGCAACGTGCCAGCTTGGAGATCACCGATGCGCAATGATGGCGACGTTGTTTCCGTTGTGATCCAGTTACTATTGCCTAGACGATGTTGAACGCGGAAGCTAGCAGTATTTTGCACTGGACTGATCCAGCTCAGGTCAAAACCAGTCAATACGCTTTGGCCGCTTTCATAGAGAAACTCAACGCCACTGATGCTGCTTACCGGTTTCGGGTGGGTGCCAAGACTTGTGATGTCACGCGGTGTTACTTGAAGGTTGCTTTCGATTGCACTATAAATAGTCTCGTTGTAAGCCAGTGCGGTTACACCAAAGACACCCGGCTCAGATTCTGAAACCGTAATAACGCGGAATGTTTGCAGTTTTACGTCTGTTGTTTCGATCAGCCATATTGATTGCGAATTGGGCGCTTCACTGAACGGAGGTGAAACTGTGATCACAGCGCCTGAGATGCCGAGGATCGCCCTAGTTTCAACCAATCCGGTTGGCATCATCACCTTAAGGAATGGGAACGTGCCAGCGGTGATGCTTAAGTTTTCGGTGCTGTCGATCGTGACGGTTGATGCTGTTGCACTTTTGATCCTGCCACCGCGCCGTGAGCCAGCCTTGAGGGGGTCTGCAACATTGATGACCATGCCAGGGCGCAGCACGATCCCGCTGTCGATCGAGACGGCAAAGGTGACCGTCTCCGTGAGGTTCTGCTCGCTCAGCAGCATCCACTTACCAGCGCGAGCCGCTTGCCCTTGGCTGTAGCAACCGAGCAGCTTCACATCACGGTTGATGATGCCGTACTTGGCGATTGCCGCAGCATCCTCGACGTACTCAAACTCAACCTCGCCTAGGCCCTCATAGGTCTGATAGCCGATGGTTGCCGTACTGGCACGCGCCTTCTGTGATGTGCCTGAATAGTTGAAGATGCCATCAATTACGTTGGCTGCCGTGATGACGTACTGCGGATCAGATGGTTTGTCCTGGCTGACCACCAACGTGCCAGCACCGTAGTAAACAATCCCACGAAATAATGCCGTGAACTCTTGGATGACGTTGTAAACCTCATCGCGGCTGTTTAGCAGTAGGTTGCAAAGGAACCGTGGCTCCTGGGCGCCCTTGCCATCACTGACCAAAGTGTTGCAGTATTGACTGATCGTATAGAAGTCGTAACGATCAAGACTGCTGGCTGGGATGGCGGCCCCGTAGCGCGTATTGGTCAGCAGATCCCACAGGCACCAAGCTGGATCAGCGCACCATGTAGCGGCACCAAATGTACCATCCCAGACGCCTGCATAGGTGACGCGGCCAAGGTAGGTTGTGGTATCTACCGTGGCATTACTTGGCAACTGTACCTTGATGCCGCGCACCAAGTATTTACGGGATGGAATACTACTGAATTGGCGGCTGTCAAATCGCAGGAACGATAGTGCGCTGTTGGGGTAACGCAGCTTCTCATCAATGATTTCTGTGTAGCTGTAGAAATATGTTTTATTTTGACTGCGTGCGCTGATTGCATCGGCTGATATGCGCTTCAATCTAATGTCAACCGGAAACGCACCGCTCAAGGTCAGCATGTAATCACGCTGATAGCTGTTGGTTGTCTTGCCGCTGATCGTATCCGCGATTACGGTTGTAAATCCGCCGCCGTTGTATTGAACCTGGATTTCAATCTGGACGCTGTTGCCCGTGATGTCACCGTTGGTTTCAATGGTCCGGCACGCTGGCATCTGCACCGTAACGCGCACGCGATCGACATCAACATCAGTGACCGTCCTGGTGACTGCCGCCGTGAATGATGCCTCTACATTGACGCCCTTCTCTAGCTCTGTTCCATTTGTGTTGGGGATGTACGCTTGCGCTTGCGTACCGTTGCGTGTGACGACTGTATAACCAGTGAAGTTATCAGTCCCAGATGCGCTTTGAATTGGTGTGCCATCAAGGTAGATCCCCTTAGCGCCGCCTTCAATGCCTTCTATTTCGCCTTCACTGAGCAAATCCAGAACGCTGCCATATTGGACTGACTGGAGCGAATCATCCGATTCCGTTGCGATATACGACTGCCCACTGCCGCCGCCGCCGCCTTTACCGCCGCCACCGCCGCCGCCGCCAGAACCCTGGATGTATGTCATACGAGTTGATCCACGTCGAGGCCACTGCTGATCACAGCAGATCCGATGTAGCACCGACCATAGCAAATCGGAACCGGCATCCCCTGCTGCACCGTATTGGTGATGCCGGAGAACGTAAACGATTCAAGCCGTGCCGCTTCCTTGCCGCGTTCAAAGCCGGAAAATGTTGGGGTAGGTGACAGCATTTGAGCGACGCCGCCCAGTACAAGGCTGGCGCCAATTCCAAACAGCGCAGTGCTCAAGAACGGTAACGTTGCTCCAGCAGCGGCTGCACCTCCAAACAAGCCTCCTGCTGCACCCACGCCAGCCAAAGCGGAACCTGCGCCAAAGCTAATAAATGACAACGCCACCAAACCAATGCCAGCCAATACCTGCCCCACACCCTGACCAGCACCCGCGATCACGGGCGTAATGCTGAACACGTCGCGCTCACTCCATGGCAGCAGCAAGGCGGCAGCTTCAGCCTCACCGATCCGCTCCTTGCCGATCGTGACCCGATAGCCGACGCCATCTTGCTCGCTATCAATCAGCCACTTGTCCAGGCCGGGGAAGTTGGCGCACAATGCCTTGATGGCCTGAGCAGGCGTGTCAGCCTCGAACTGGAAGCGGCATTGCCCTAGCCGTTTGCGGAGGGCGCCGTAGACCTTAACGACTTTCATGCCGCAAGACCATGGCAGTGTTCTTAGTATAGTAGCTCCCAAGAACGTCCCTACTACTCAAGCGTCCTTGGATGTGATGCAGGATCTGCTGGTCGTCGATGTAGATTGCCGCGTGATTTGGCAACTTGGATCCAAGCTGCATCAGCAAGGCATCACCATATTGCAACTCTTCAAACGGGATCTTGCGAAACCCTTCACGGTGG